GCTCGAAGCCGGTCGCATAGCCGAACGCACTCCAGAGCGTCGTCGTGGTGCCGCCGCTGGCCCAGTACACGTTCACCACCTGGTTGGTGGCGACGTTGGCAAGGTCGGCCGTCGGCTTGATCGCCGGGTCAAAAAGCACCTCGACGGAGAGCTCGCCGGGATCGTAGATCGCGGAGCCGATGAACTCCTTGGCATTGCTCAGCATGTGCGTGGCGTCGGCAACGGCACGCGAGACGCCGCCGTGATTCACGCCGGTGATCTTGTACCCCGTCGCGGAGTGGAGCGCGGTTCCGAAACCCACGAACGTGCCCTGTCCGATGTCGATGGCCATCTCTTACGGCTCCTGATAGGTGATCTCTACGGTCAAATCGGTGCGGTAAATCGGCAGCTGCTCGCCGCCGGCCTGCGGCTCAGTCGTGTCGTCGTCGTTCTTTACGACAGCCAAGCGTATCGCCGCAGACTGCTTGTATTGTAAGGCGACACGTACGGCCCTCGACAGGTTTCGCACGTCTACCAGCGACGTTCCCAGGCAAGAAATCTGGTATGTGACTCGGGCAATGCCGGTCATCCCCCGCATGTGCATGAACGGCCCGCGGTTGGCCTGGTCCTGGGCGTAGACGATGCACGGCAGCTGTGTGCCCTGCGGTGCCTGCGTGGAGAAGATCCGCGAGCCGACAAGGGACGCAATATCCGCCTGGGCCGACAGCGTCTGCCTGACCACCTCGTCGATATAGGTCACTGCCGGCACGTTACTTCTTCCCGTACTTTCGGCGGATTAGCCGACGCTCTTCCTCGGCAATCGCCTTGCCAAGATTCATCTCGAGCTTGCCGATTAGCTCCTCTTTCATCCGCGGCAGGTTCTGATCGGCCCACTGCTGAAACTTGCCCGAGCCGGTGTACCCACGCACGCTTTTGAAGAACACCGTCCCGCCGTCGTCGCCACCGATCAGCGACACCTTGTCCTTGAGGTAGCCGTACTTGCTGGCGTACCGCATCGGCAACTTCAGGGCCAACGCACTCTTCGGGTAGCGGTCGTTCACGCCCTGCTCGGTCCAGTAGGCGTGAAAGCCGAGTTCGCGATTGTTGCCGCCCGTCTTGCTGCGGTATCCGACGATCCCCACGGCCGTGGTCGTCTTCTTCTTCTCCAGCTTCAGCCCCACCGAGCGACGCAGGTTGCCCGTCGGCCCCTTGGGCGTGAGTGCCTTCACCTCGGGCACGGCGGCCTTGACAACCTCGCGGACGCTAGAGCCCAGGTACTTCCGCTGGACGCCCTTGGACAGCCGCGTGAATCCACGCAGGATGTCCTCGACGCCCTCGACGGTGGTAGCGAACTTCGTCATCAGTCCACTACCTCCGTCACCATGAGCTCGTGCTCTTCGCGGCGGCCACGCTCCACGGCCGACATGATCTCGAACGTCCTGCCGTCGGCCACCATCCGCATCTTGGGCTTGAGCCCGGCGGTGTACCGCATCCGCACCCGGTGCGTGACGTTGCCCTCAGTGGCCATGGCGGTCATCTGCTCGTTGCCACTCAGGGGCAGAATGGCGATCCACCGCGTGGCGAACGTGCTCCACGTCAGAATCGGCTCGCCAATGGCGTTGGCCGACTCGGCTGGAGTCTGCACCGTGGCCAGCGTGTCCATGATGCCGGAGCGGAGCATGCGTCAGGTGCCGTATAGGACTATGGTGTAGGTGCCAGTGTTCGCGGCGGTGTCGATAAGCCCGTCTAGGCTCGCCGTAACCGAAGAGCACGCAACCTCGTTGTCCCTTGAAATGAGCTCCACGTTGCCGTTGGAGTCTTGGAACTTCCGCGACTGACCGGCTGCCCCTTGGAACGCAAACGCAATGCGAGAGATGGCGGTGCTCGCAAACGTGACGAGATTGCCGCTGGCGTCTCGATATTGCGTGGAGTACAGGTTCAGGAACACCTGCTGGGCTGTGCCAATCGTTCCAGACACAACCGCTACCTTGCCGGTCGTGTACGGCGTGCTGCTGGTCAACGAAATCGTTTTGCTCGCCTGAGCGATGCCAGACGAGTCCATGTCGTTGAACGTCGCATCAATCGCAATGCGGCCTTCGATCGTCATGCGTACTGCTTCCACTTCAGGGGCTCGAGCAATGCGTGCACGCCCATGGGCACGTTCTGTCCAACGCTGCCGACGGCCTCGCGGTTGGCGTACCAGTGGCCCACCAGCATCTTGATCGCGTGCTTTGCCGGGGCCGGCACGTTCGCCGCCCCGCCGTAGCCGGCCAGGTACGTGATCTGCACGGACTTGTCGTCCAGGCGGACAGCGGGCCAGTTCTGGAGATACAGCGGGTAAATCAACGATGGAACGTGGTCGCGGTCCACGCGGAACTGCTGCGTTCCGGACTGCGCCCACGTAAGTGTCTGCGTGATGCCGGATTGATCGACGTACGAGATTGTCACCGTGGCGCTCGCGGCAGTCGCGTTCAGCCGCACCGGCGGGCGCGGAAGCTCGGTGCGGAGAGCAGGAAAGTCATCGAACGCCACGGTGTACGTTTTGTCGGCAAAGGTGCGGTCGCAATAGTCCTCGCACCACGTCGTCGCCGCGTCGATCAGGGCACCGATGTACGTGTCGTCGTCGGTGAAGTCCACGATCCGCAGGTGCGACTTCGCGTCATCGACGCTAATCGGCCGGTCGCCGGTGCCGCTGGCGGTCGAGACAGCCAGGCTGCGGTATCGGCTCCCGGTCGCGGGCAGTTCCCAGTTACGCACGCTTCGGCCTCCCACGCTTGGCCTTGGCGACAGGAGCAACGGCCCGCTCGGCCTCCGGTTCAGGGGCAACGGAGAACTCAAGCGTAGGCTCAGCGACCACCCGCACGGCGTACCGCTGCAGCTCGAGCGTGCGGGCCAGGCCGCCGGTGACAGGCACGACCTGGCCAGGGCGGTAGCGTCCGTAGGATCGCAGCATGCGAACCATCACGGGCTGACCAATGCTCACTGCCATACGTTGTCAGGCGGTTTCCCGCCACGCTCCCAAAAGTCGCCCGGGTGCTGAAGGCTGGCCTTCATGTTCTGGTCGGGCCACTTGATCCACACCTCTGCGTGCCCAAGGGCGACACGCGGACACACGCCGATCTTCAGTCCCGCCTTTTGGGCGTTCAGCCACATAGCTATGTCGTCATCAATACGCCCGTCCTCCCACCGGCCATCCTCGTTGGGCTTGCCGATGAACCACGGGTGAGGCATCTTTTTCAACGCCTCCGCCTTCAGCATGGTCAATCCAAAATGGGCGGTGTTGGCTTGCACCACGTTGTGATAGATGAACGTGTCGCGGCCCACCTCGGCCATCCGCTCGCCGCCGTCGCTCACCATCGTGAAGAGCGGCTCGTCGGTACGCCGCTTCATCTGGATGGCGGCCACGAAGTCGTAGCCACTGGCCACCGCATACGTCAGGAGCTTCGGGACAGCGTCCTGGGAGAATATTGAGTCGTAATCGAGAGTGAGAATCCAGAGCGGAGGCTTACCCTCGGGATCGTCGTTCTCGACGATGTCCGTGAGCACACGCTCGAGGCACTGGCCCCAGAACGCACCCTCCATACGGATCGGCGAGATCCCGTAGGGGATGAGCCCCCGGGCCCAGCAGAACATGTGGTCCTGCCAGCCCAGACGAGGGACAGACATGGCGCAGTGCAGCCGCACTGGCCCGCTAGGGGTTTGCAGGGTGGCAGGCTGCACGCCCGCCACCGCTGGATTCGCCGCGCCCACGGCTCCTCCTCGGTTTGGAGTTGTCGTACGAAACCTATCAGCCGCCGTACACCACTCGCGTGGTCACGTTCGCGTCGGTCGCGCTGTCGATGCCCACCTCGCCCTTGTGGAGCCGAGCGGCGACCACAACGTCGTTGTTGGTGCCGTTCGCCGTCGCATCGGCCGAGGGGGTCACGCGAACCTGAACGAACCGCGGGAGAGCCTTGGTCGAACCAAGCTCGAAGCGAGTGATGTTCACAACCGCGGTGTTGGTGACGCCGGCCACGGTGTAGTCCGTGCCCTGCACCAGACCGCTCACCGTCGCGTAGGACGTGGCGGCATCGGCATCCGCAAACCGAAGGCCAAGGACGCTCGGAGCCGACGTGTTGGCCAGCGAGCGGTACGCCACGTCGATCGACAGGGCATCGAAGCCCAGGCAGTCGATTGCCACGGTGTGCGTGGCGGCACTGTTCACGCCGGCCACGCCGGGGGAGATGCTCAGGACGGTGCGAGTGTTCTGGGTGTGGTTCATGGTTTCTGTTCCTTGTGTCCTAGGGTCAGAGCAGGAGGGCCACGACCGGGCCAGAAGTCGTCGCATCGCCGATGTCCGGGCTGATCGCGTCGTAGGACACGGTCGCCTGGAAGTACGTCTGATCGAACTCGATGTAGCGGTCGGTGCTCGCACGCACCGCAACCTGACGCCGCAGGGCGAAGTGGCTGGACTTCTTGAGGTCACCGAAGAGGGCCACCACCTGGTCGGTGCTGGCGGTCTGACGCATGACGTTGTTGTAGTAGACCGGGTAGCCCATGAACGACGGCCGACGCACGCCATCCACAACCTCGTTGGCCAGGGCACCGTTGCCACCAAGGGCGAGCGACTGCATGGCCAGAGCGTGCATCTGCGGCGTGCAGTACCAGCCAGCCGTGGGGCTCTGGATGGCGTAGGTGGGAGCCTTCGCAACGGCCGCCGCGAAATCGTCAATCGTCAGGCTGGCAACGCTGGTCTGGGCCGAGTTGAAGATGTTGGCCGCAGTCGAAAGGTTGCTCTGGTTCTCGAACAGCCACTGGATGCCGCGGATGCCACCGTTGGCGGAAACGCCCGAGCCAGTGAAGCCGTCGAGGTCGATCCGCTGGGCGATAGCCAGGGCGAACTCCTCGGCCACAAGCGAGGCCAGGTCGATGGCGGAATCGTCGATCAGCTGGTTGGGCACGCGGGTGCCAACGCGGACTTCCTTGGCCGACAGCATGACGTTGTCGGTGGCCATGTCGGTCTGGGTCGTCTCGGCATTCGCCGCGGTGTGATACGCGACATTTCCGCCCGTCCGACGCGGAATGTAGAGCGTGTCGCTCGTCATCGTCAGGTTGTTGGCCTGAGCCGGGAACGCACCAAATGCCTCAACCAAACGGATCACGGTGCTGGCAAAGGTGTCCGGGATAAATACGGCACCCTTGTTGTTGTCGTTGGGCGACAGGGCGCGAACTTCCACGTTCTTCTCGTACCACGAGCGGTCCTCGGCACGGCCGAGAACGTAGCCGCGAATCCAGCGGCCACACGCCTCCGCGTCGCTGGACGACCGGAAGTGCTTCGCACCACGCGGCGAGAACGACGGCCCGGTGACGGGGGCCGAGGGCACAGCCGCAACCTCAACGGGCTTCGCGGTCGCGGCCACCTTGCCACGCAGAGCGGTGATCCGCTCGGCGATGGCGTGCTCACGGGCGAGCTCCTTCTCGAGCTGATCGGCCTCGCCGGCCAGACGCTCCATGTCCGCGACCTGCTCGGCGGAACGCTCCTCGACCTTCGACAGGTCATCGAGCATGGCGGCCACAGCGGCGGCCCGGTCCTGAAGCTTCGTGAGTTGGCTGGCCATCCGTGGCGCTCCCATATCGGGTGACAGATCCGTGTCTGTCGTTCACCCTACGGGACGAATGGCCTGGCGCTATCGCTCTTGTTTGTACGGTACAAGACTGCGGCGCCAGATGGCATCGGCCGGAACGATGGCCTTGGTCTTGTAGTCGCAGCCGCAGCACTCCAGATAGCGAACCTGGTGATGCTCGCCGTGCTGATGGCTGGACCGCGTACGAAGGCGATTGGCCTTGCACTTCGGGCACGTGCTACCGGCTTGTGTCACGCACGCTCCTACTTTTTGTTTTCGTAGACGAGGTCTTTGAGTTCATCGACGGTGACAGTTGCCGTATGCCCCGTCTTGTCTGTGACTTTGTAGGTCATCACTCGACCCTTTCCGACGACTTTGGACTCGCCCTTTCCGAGGGTGTATCCCATCTGCTTTAAGGCTGCGTCTGCTTGGTCGATATCTATTTTGGACTTGTTCTTCGGCAGGGACACGTCGTGCTTTTTCGTCGGGTTCTGCAAACCGCCAGGCCCTTTGCCGGCCCCTTTAGCCGAGTCACCGCCGCCGCCTTTGCCGCAGGTGTTCCCGGGGCCAAATCCGCCTTCTCCAGTTCCACAGTTTCGCATGAACGTACGAAGCAACGAAGCACGCAAGCGAGTAGCAATACGCATGCCGTCAATCTCGGCCGGCTTCGCAGAATCTTCCTGCGGAACCTCTTGGCACTTACACCGCTCTTCTGCCTCCTGCGTCGCCAGCCACTCGCCCATGCTTCGACGTGCGATGGCAGTCGAACTACTGCTATATGCGGGGTGTGTCACTACGCTCACGTCGAAAAGCCCAGACACCTCGCGGATGCTACGCCGCGGCTTGCCGTCGTCGCCCGGGGCCCACTGCTCGCCCTTGGAGTCCACGGTGAACGCGAAGCTGCTGCCACGCAAATCCCCTCGGGCCGTCAGCTCGCCGATGGTGCGGCCGAGCTCCGTGTTGGGCAGCACCACGGAGTACCGCAGCCCCTTCTCGTCGCTGGTGAGCTCGAGCGTGCCAGACGACGTGCGGCCCAGCAGTTGGTTCGGGTCGTGGTTGAAGAGGGCCACAACGTCCTGCTTGCCCCGCTGGCGGTTCAGCACCTTGTCGAAGGCCCCCGGCAGGATCGTCTCCCGAAAGCCCCCCAGATCGACGCTGAGCGTGTTGTATCGCACCGCGTAACCGGTGAGAGTCAGCCGGCCGTCGGCCCGCGTCTCCACGGCTACGCCGGCGTCCTCGGCAAACTCCCAATCGCGTCGCTCGATGCGCTCGGCAGCCACCACGTCGTGCTCGTCACTCATCGCCAGCCTCCGTGCTTGCGTCGCCTTCCGGCGGCATGTCCTCGGTGTCGTCCTCTTCGGCCACGTCTTCGACCGCGTCGCCGGGCGTGTCCTCAACCTCGCCCGGGGAGTCGTCCTCGGACTCAGGCATCGGGCCCAGGTTCTCCTTCATCCGCACCTCTTCGGGCGTCATCCAGCCGTTGCGGATGGCCACCTCATACGCCGCATAGCGGCTCGTGATGTCGCTACGCAGCAGCCCTTCCACCAGAAACTCGGCGTACAGGTCGCCGTCCTCTGGCAGCACGTCACGCTCAATGGCACCCTCAATGCGACGCAGCCACGGGGCGATGGTGAACTTCTCAAACGACACCATCTCGCTCTGCAGATTTCCCCAAGTTGCTCTACCTAGTTCTTGGATCATGTGCGGAGGCATGCGCCAGACGCGGCAGATCGCCAGCAGCGACTGCATCCAGAGCTCGGCAAGCTGGCTCTCTTGGTTCGTGGCCGAGACGGTATCGGCCTTGAGCCCGTTGCTCAGGATCGCCGTGCGGCCAGCCTTGGCCGGGCCGCGGTGTGCCGCCTCCCACTGGTCACGCAGCTGCTCGCGGACTTCGCGGGGCAACGCCTGGTCGGTGTGCAGCACGATGCCCGGCTGGGCGTTGTTCTTGTAGAACGCCGCCGCGTACTGCTCCAGAGCTCGAGCCAGGCCGATAGCATCCTTGCCGAGCTCCACCGGAACCTCGCCGTGGATGCCGTCAAACGACAGCCAGCGAACGTGCATGATCTGGTCGTCGCGGTACGCCTGCTGCCTTCCGGTGCTGGGGTCGGTGTAAACGTAGGACAGCGACATATCGCCTTCCTGCACCACCTTCATGCCGGCCGGGTTCAGCGGCCGAAGCTCGCTCACGCTGCCGCGGTCGCCGGCCACCTTGAACTGGTATGAGTTGCCGTAGAAGCCCAGGTGCAAGCACATCTGCTCCACCCACTCGTACCGCGTCTGCCAGCGATTAGGCCGCTTGGCGAGCACGTTGTAGAGCGGAAGATCCTTGGCTCGCTCGCTGTTGTGGTCGTCCAGGCGGCGATACAGGTGCAGCGGCAGGCTGCCGACAGTCTCGGCCACCACGCGGGCACACGCGAAGTACGCCGCGGTTTTCATCGCCGTCTCGGGCGTGATCCGCACGCCGCTCTCGGCGGCCATCGCCACGAGATCGTCCCAGCGGGACATGCGGGTGTCTAGGAACTTGATCTCAGGCAGCGTTGCGGTCGCGTCCATGCGTTTACCAGAAGGAGATTTCGGGCATCTCGGCTTGCTTCATCGACTCGCCCATGTGCACTCCCACCGCCATGATGGTGGCCACGACGGAGTCCACACGTTCGGTGCTCTTGGCTTTGGACACCTTGACGTTGCCAGCCGGGTCCGTCTGGACGGCAGCGTTTCCTAACTGCCAACTTACCAACGGATTCCCGCCGAAACGCACCTTTCGGTCCACGATCAGGGCTTCGAGTTTGCGAGTCGGTGCCGTCATCGACGCGAAGCCCTGGCCGAAGAGCGTCACCGGAAGCCCATCATCGGCGAGCTCGGTGGCAAGCTGCGTCGCGTTCCACCTGTCCACTGCCAGCCGACGCACGCGATGCTTCTGGCAAAACTCCAGAATGTCGGCCCGCACCCGCTTGTAGTCCGTGCTTTTGCCCTCGGTGTAGTGCAGCCACCCGTCGCGGTGCCACTGGGAATACTGCACCCGGTCGTTTCGTTCGCGCTCGGCAGCGTTGTGCTCTGGCACCCACGCAATCACATGCACGTCGTAGCCGCCGGCATCGTTGGGCGAGACTGCCGAGAAGCAGGTGGTGTCGTAGTTGCTCGCCAAGTCCAAGCCGCACCAAACATCCCGGCCCTCGAGCGGCTCAGAGTGCGGCCCCATGCACTCGGCCACCTGGTCGGGCCGCAGCCACCGCACATCTGACGTGGTGGGGATGTTCAGCCGGTATCGCAGGAAGGCGTTGAGCTTGGTCGCGGAGTTCTCAGCCTCTTTGCAATCCGCGGCGAACGACTCCTCGGTGATGGTGTGACCGATAGACGGGTTTGCCTTCTTCCAGATTTCGGGGCTTTTCCAATCGTCTTCACGGTCTGCGGCGTAGATGCACCCGAAGAACGCCGGGTCGAACGCGGGATCTGCGATGCACCGCTCGGCGTAGTCGTGCTGCTCGTACCAAAGGTGCGTCTTGTTGGCCTCGCCGGCCGTGGTGATCGACAGCACCAGTGGCTGACGCCTGGCGGCACCGCCGTACCTCAACGCATCCCACAGCCGGCGGTCGCCACGCTGAGCGTGCAACTCGTCGAACAGCAGGCACGAGATATTCAGCCCCTCGGCCCGGAACGCATCCGCCGAAAGCACCCGGTAGAACGAGTTGCTGCCGCGATGCACGATCGTCTTGCGAGAGTCGAGCACCTCGAGCACCTTGGACAGTGCAGGTGATGAGCGAACCATCGACGCTGCCTCGCGGTAGATAATGCCAGCCTGCTCGCGGTCGCTGGCCGCACCGTACACCTCGGCCCCGGCTTCGCCATCGGCCACCAGCAT